CAGCGGTAGGGCTTATCCCAATTTCGGAGCAATTCGTAATCAATCCCGAAGTCACCTCTGGCGACATGATAGATTTGTCTTCAATCGTGCCCGATAGTTGGCAAATGCTCGTTTTGGAAAACGATAGTGACGAAATCAAAATCGTGCGGGTCTGGGCAAAAGGCACAACGGGCAACCTCTATGTTGCTGTGCAAAATCAAGTGTTGCTTTTCAATGAGTTTTACTTGATTGCGTATTAAAATTCTTAGTAGGTGAGCGCATATGGGAAAGAAGCAGACCTTTACAAAGCAGAAATTCGGTGCTATAATTTATTGCGGGAGTTGCAGAAAGGAGATTTGGCTTTCAAGTCGGCATATAATCACAAAAGGGCTCGTTTGCAAACGGTGTGGCTCAAAAGAAACTATGCTCAAACTAAGGTAAGGTAGGTGTCGCTTACATGGTAGTGACTTGTCAAGTGACATGCGAATGGGTAGTCGTGACGGTTTCAAACAAAGATTTGACTTGTCACAAGACCCCACCAAGCGGGTGCTAAGGGAGAATGTGGTAGACGCTACCTTCCGCTACCTCTTTGTCAACACCCGCTACAGCCACCTTTTCATAACCGACTTAGACGCCATAATCACCTGCAACCAATGTCTTCACCCTATAGTTTTTGTGGAAGCGACATGCGATAAAGGTAAACTTAAGTATTGCTCAATTACCGCAGCCCACGCAGCCCGCCACGACCGCTTAATTGCCCCTTCCGCAGCCTTTGTTTTGCAAATCTGGGATTACACTAATTGCAATCCTAACTTTACTCCTAAACGAGTTAGCGTTTATTGGGTCTATTTGCCCGCAAAATTTCGTCAAAACGGCTACCCGCCTCCGAGACATTTCATTTACGACGAATTCCGAGCCTACATGATAAAAGTCGTTGACCTGCTACACCCGCCCGAAATTTGCGCCGAGATAAAAACAAAAAATGAGTTGCTAATTTGCGACATTATCAGCAAGGTAGAGTTGGCGTCAAAATGGGAGGGAAATGCGCATGAAATCTAAAGTGCGGCGTCGTGCCAAAACTTCAGAAATTCGTGCACAGGTTAACTGTGTTTGCGAAGCCTACTTGCGGGGCGAATTAGATTTTGAGACTGCCTATGCCCAAATTGAGCAAATCATGCGCCCAATCAACCGAGCACTTATTGAGTATTACGAGCGCAAAGTCAACCAGCAATTCACCAATATCGTGCGTGAAGACATTGAGATTGCGTGCTTGGAAGGCATAGTCTTTGCGTTGCGCAACCTTAAACCGAGCGACAACTATTTCTCCTTCATTCGCAAGCATATCAAGGGCAGCATTCTAACCTTAATTCGCAACCTTGCATTCGCCAATGTCGCAAATCAAGGGCGATTGGAGAAAATCCCGCTGTCGTTGCTCGGCGACGAGGATAGCGATTTAGAATTTGCTTCTGCAGACGAAGACGCTGACGCAAAAAACTTGGCTCTATTTGGCACTGAAGACTTTCCGATTGCACAAATTGAGTTGCGTGACTTCATTTCTAAGTTGCCCGAGCCCGAGCGGGAGATAGCGGTCAAAATCATGGAAGGCTACGAAGTTGACGAATTGCGCTTCATGATAGACGACTTTGACGCCCACTTCAAATCGCTTAAAGCCAAACTTGCCGAATTCCTATCAGTTTAAGAGAATGGAGTAGGTTATAGTCAATTCCTGAGTGCTCGTTTTGTTAATAGCGCTGGAAAAGACATAACGAGCCCATTCGCCTGTGCCGTCGCTGTTTTCTGCAATCGCAACGCTGTAAATCGTTGTGTTAGCCTCAGAAGTTGCCCAAGTCGCTTCCCAGCGCATGTATTCTACGCCGCCCTCAGTTACAATCGTCTTCGTGGCAGTCTTCGTTGGCGTAATCAAGGAAGGCACGGAAGTTTCGCTATCCGTCGGCGTGCTGCTTGAGCCTGAGAGACACAAATAGTTGCCGTTATACTGTGTGCTGTGCTGTATGATATTTCGGCGCATGTAAGACTTACCTTGTGCGACGATAGTGTTGTAACCTTGCTCCCGATAAAGAATTTCGCCTGTTTTGGCGTCTTTGAGTGTGACTTCAACAATCCCAATGATTTTCACGCAGTCTTTGGTCTCGGTCATGTGCAATCACCCCTTTCACTTGCGCTAACTTTGTCTAATGTGGAATTCGCCTATGCTGATAAAGCCGAGTGAGTTGCTGTCAACAAAGACCTCCATTTCGTCAAAATAACCTGTTGAGCCCGAAGGTAGTGTGACTGTCGCCCAACCCGTGCTGCTCGGCGTTAACGAGGTTGAAGACACAGGGTCGCCGAAATAGAAAGCAGAGACATAAAGCGTCTTTCCTGTCGTGTAGCCTGCAATGTGAATGTCTATGCTTCGTGGCAAACTGATTGGGGTGTTGAAGTAAAGGAAAACATAGCGGGGGTTGTTGGGCGCAAGTGGCGTGTAGTAAACTGAGTAGGTTGTTGAAGTGTCGTTATCCCACCAAACCGAAAGGTTGGCGCTAAGTATCTGGTAGTTGTGATTGTAAACCGCATAGGAGTTGGGGGATAATGTAACTTGCGGGCGTAGTCAACTGATAGGCTACGCTTTCACTCAAACTCAAAGTGTCGCTCGGGGCAAAATCCTTCCGCAAAGCCTTCAACAATTCGCTTAGCGTCACACTATCGCTTGCAGCCCTACTAATTCTTTCAATGCTCCCCAACACGAAGTTAACTGCGTCGCTAACCGACAGGTTATCCGTGACATTCTGCCTTATGTATTCGTGAATGAGATAGTCAACTAAGTCGCTCACGCTGATAATATCGCCCACGCTTTGCTGCAAGCGGGAGAGAATATAGTTGGCACTATCTGAGACGGTTAAGGTTTCAAGCACAGCCAAACGGATTTTCGTGTAGACAATATCGGTCAATCGTGCGCTATCTACTGCTTTTTGCCCCCGCCTAATTTGCACAGGTGGGGCATAAGGTGGGTTAGTTATGTTTTCGCTCTGCCTACTCCGTCGCAACAATCTAATCAGGTCATCCCAAGCCATAGTGTTTCACCTCAGGCACTTGACGCTACGCATACTTGATAACCTTAAGTGTCGTAAAGATTTCGCCCGCAGCGTCGGCACGCCAACTAACTTCTTCAACCCACTCGGTTTGATTGTCAGCGTTACGCACGGGCGTGCCAACTTGATAGAGCCAGAAACCCGCAAACTGATATTCCCGCCGATAGTCTATCGGGTAGGTCGTTGCTACATAAACGCCCCGAGACGAAGCCAAGCCCGACTTAAAAACACCCGTAGGTGAAACCCTAACTGTGTTGGTGCTTTCGTTTTTGCTCGTTGTAATTTGAATTGCGATTGCAGTCGGGAGCGGGGCGGGGCTCAAACTTGTAGCGGGCACGATTGAAATGTTTCCGTCACTATCAAGCAGCAAAGTCGGTCGTGGGCTTAAGTGCTGCATTAGATACTCTAATGCTTCATGTAGCGTGTTGAAACTTCGTTGCTCTTTGTCAAAAATCCATTTACCGCTGTAGGCAGGGTCAAGCACGATATTCTTCGGGTAGTGTGCTAACGCTTTAATGATTGTGACAAACAGGTCGGTAGTCAACAAATGCGGGCGGAAGGATTGGCGCACAAGGCTTCCTTGCATGTAAATCGGGTGCGTCGCCTTAACCTCATAGACTACCTCGTTGCCTCTAACTCGTTGGTCAACACTAATGACTTTATAAAGCCATTGGAATTCGTCGCCATCAATGCTAACCCGCACAACTACAATGTCGCCCAATTCAACGGGATTGTAACTCGTAAATGAGCAATCACGCCAGCCCCACTGTAACTGCGTTACACCAGCCAATTCGGTTAGAGTGCCCGAAGTTACGAAGGTGGGTTGCGTTAACGCTATCGCTTTGCGGAAAATGAATGGCGCTTTCGTTGACTTAACGGGATTTGGTGGCACTTGAAGCCACTGCAAGCCCTGCCAACCGTCAGTTAGAATGTAACCCGTAAAGCCCAAATTGACTTGCTGCGTAAAAAGGTAGCGGAAGGCTTGAAATGCAGCCCGCCCCGTCAGGCTAACTTTGAATTCGGGCGCTACAGGCATGAAGTAGTTGGTGAAGAAGTATTGCTTGACTTCCTTGCCTTGTTGCAACCTTAAAACTAATATCGGGTTAGAGCGTGGGTCGGGCGTGATAGGAAAGAGCATGGCGGTTATGTCGTAAAAGTCGCCACCCGCAGGTGCTTTCGTCGGCGTGATTGACATGTAAGGGTTTGGGAAACCTATCGCCGAGCCCGTGCCCGAGTTGAATTCGTAAAATTCCACCAAGTTAACCCACCAAGCGACTTGGGCATAGGGCGCTTTGACTATCTTGAAGTTGCAGCATGCACTTGCTTCAACTTGCACAACTTGCCCCGCTTCAAGGTAGGCAGCCTTTTGCCCACGAAGGATTAGCGGGTAGCAGAAAATGTCAGCCTTAATTTTATCGGTCATGTCTTCTAAGTAAGTCGGCAACTCAATGAAAACCTTAGTTTCAGTGAAATTCATGGCACTACCTTCAGGCGGGGTGACTTTTTCAACGACGAAGTTGCGCCCGCCAATAGGCACGACGGTCTTTTCCTGAAAGTCAAGGGCGTCTAACACGCTGACAGTGCCGATAGGTGAGGTTGTGGCAGGCACACCAAAATATGCCGCAGGCGCTTTTTTGACCGTGATTTCAACTCCCATATCACTCACCACTCCCACTTGGCTTCTTTAATGGCGGAAACTTGTGAATGACCTTGTAGTCTTTAATGACCTGAAATTCCTCGCCGACTATGTTAACCCACGCAGCCTCGCCAACTTGGCGGTTAAAGAATTGGGTCTCAAAATGCCAACCTTCGTGGGTCGGGCTAAAGTATTGCACTATCAATTGCCCCGCTTGGCTGAAGTCAAAGTTGACGGGCACAATGAATGTGTAAGTGTAAAAGTTGTTTTTTGTGGGCTCAACGACGGTCTCAATTTCCTCAAACTCGGTTGGCGTGACACTTGACAATGCGTCAACTAAGTCGCTAACGAGATAGACCCGTGAATTGTAATCGTTGATTATGCCCGCAAACCGAGTGTCTTTTTCGTCAGCCATAAAACTCGTCTTTCACCTCCCGAAGTTTGGTGTAAGGCGTATCTCTAATTGTTATTTGCCCACCAGCGCCAATTAGCACTATGTGTTGCCTTTCACCAACAATCAGGCAGAAATCCTGTCGTTGATTTACCGCCAAAATCGGCAACAAGTTGCGAATGTTAAATAACTCGTAGGTTACTGTGCGTCGCCACCATTTCTTTGTGGGCATTTGAATGTTGTAGATTACAATCGTCACGAAACCGCTGCAACCTATGCTGCCGTCGGGCAATTCCATAGCCAAAATGCTGAATGTCGGGTGCACAACGACGCCAAAGTCATTCACTAACCCGCCTTGCCAATTAGCAACTCTCGGGCTCTTTGAAGGTAGCCCTTGCGAATATTCCAAAAACATGAAGCCTAACTTTTTGATTTGTTGCCCGTCAAGCCTCATTTCTTCTTTTCCTCACCCCCGTCTTCAACGGTAGGTGGCGGTAGGGTTGAAAGCAGGTCGGGTCGGGTCGGCACAGAATTGCGTGGCACACGCAAGGCGGGAAATGGAAACCTTGAAATGTCGCTCCAACCTATTGCGTCATAGCGGTTTAAGGTTATCGGGAATAATTTTTCAACTTTGCCATTTCGCACGATAAACGCCCCGCTGCCACGATTTGGGTTGTCTTGCTGATAGTATGAGGTTTGCAGCAATATGAAGTCTTTGCTTTCAAACCTAACTTGGTCTTTTTGGTAGTCTATGAAGGCGTTGAAGCGCTGGAAGTGGAAGTTGAAGGGCACTAACGGCACAAACGCCCATTGCTTGTGATAGTGAGCCATTAAAAGCAACCCGTGCGATAGCGCCGAGCCGAGCAAAATTGGCACGGGTCGCACAGAAAAGATTTCGTGAAACCCATAATCGTCTGCGGCGATATAGTAGGTTGGCGGCGTTTCTAAGGGAAAGAGGATAGAAGCCACAAAGCCTGACCAAAAGTAGTGCTCGTCAAACGGGTAATCAAGCCTATCGTCGGCGTCTTGCACGGTCGTGCGAATGTCTCTAATCGTAAAGTTTCCGCTCGGGCTTTGCATTGTGACAATTTCAACTGGGTAGTAAAACTTTAAGGGCGCAAATTGGGCGGTTAAGTTGTTGTGCTGATACTGCGATTTCGCTATGTTTGCGTTTGTGCCCGCATACTCAATATGTGTCTCACCTAACGCTGTGGCTTTAAACACGACTGCATAGTAAAGGTTGTCAACATAAGCGATATAGCGGTCAAACCAACGGCGCTTAACCTCAAACAGCGGGATTACGAATGGGTTGAAAACCCAAGCACCTCGGTCGGGCGGGTTAGATAAATCAGCGCCGTCTAAGGGCATTACTTCGTCGGTCATGGCGGCGTCGTCGCCTGCCAGAAACGGGGCAAAGTAGACCTCATTGAAGCGGCTAAAGGAGTAGCGCAAGTCAAACCAAAACTGCAAAACCTTTCCGTCATTCCAGTAGGGATAAACGAAAGGTTGGCTCGCTCTATCGTCGTCTAAGTTAACCTCAAAGGTTTTTGAGATAAACTCAAATTTAACTTTGCTCAAATCGCCGTCTTCTCGGAGTTGGTCATAGTGATAGACTATGCCCAAGTAGACGAAGAAGTCAATGTGGAAGGGGTTGGGTTTGCCCCGCTCTAATGCGATAGCATAAAACATTTTGCCCACAAGCCTGACGGGAATGAGCGGGTTGAAGAATTGATAGGTGCGATAGCCCGCCGCTCGGTTAACCCACTCGTAAACAGGTGGCTCAATCCAGTCAATCACAAGTTGGCGGTCAAGCGAGTAACTAATGTCTTGGTCGTTGACAATTAAGCGCCTTGCCCCGTTTTGGGCGGGAATGTAGGCTATGCCTGAAGGTGTGCCGCCAACCAAGTTGGGCAAACACAGCCCCGCTTGGTCGCCCCAACCGTCTTGTGTGACAAGTATGTATCCCTTCATGTCAAAGTAAAGCCCGACATAAGGCACGGTTTATCACCTCTAAGCGTTGCGCACTAACTCGTAGGCAAGTTGATTTCCGAGCGCTTCGTTTACTGCGTCGGCGATTGCGTTGCGAATTTGGTCATAACCGAATGGCACATTAATGTTTAAGTTGGGCGCACCTGAGTTTTTGGCTATCATGGTGGCTATTGCTGACAGTTGTGTTAAGATTGACTGCAACAACGAAACTGCCGTTTGCATAGACCAGTAAATGCCCTCCAAGTAGACGGCAACGGCAGGGAGTTGTGGCGTCTCTATAGGTGTTTCCTCAGGTTTGCGACTGAGAAATCGGGTTTTGATTGCCTCTGGGGCAGAAAACACCTGAGCCACATTAGTGAGGTGACGCCAGATAGCCCGATTTTCCCTTTCGGTTTCTATTTGCTCCCTTTGTCTTGAAGCAAGGAATGAGAAATGCCCAACTAAAATATGCAAAAGGTAAATGATTTGTTGAAGCGAAAGCCAAATTTGTTGTGCGTAATAGTAAATGTAAAAGGTGAAACTTAACATTAATTCGTCTCTGGAAGGGCGGTAGCCGACGGGGCGGGCTTCTTCAACGACTGGGATTGCGAAATAGCCGAATGAGCCAAACCTAATCATGTAGACCCCCGCTCGGGCTGCTAAGTTGGCTGCAAGTCTTGCGGCGCTCTCGTAGGCGTCTGCCATGCGTCGGCGCATTTCTTCTTCGGCTCTGGCAACCCTATCGTAGGCTTCTTTCTGCTTATCAATCAATTCGTCATATTTCTTCTTCATTTCCTCTGACTGCTTCTTTTGAAATTCAATCCATTCCTGCCGCTGTTTCTCCAACCTATCAAGGAAGTTATCCCAGCGTTGCTCTATGTTGCGCTGGGATTGAAGCATTTGCTCACGCCATAGCGCCCATTCGTCTCTCTCTCCCTTCTTATCGGGTCTTGTCTTATCTTTCTCCTTGCTCTCACCAAAGAATTCCTCCAGTAACTTTCTAAATTGAGAGAGAAAGTCTTTTTCTTCTTGCTTCTTTTCCTGCTTCTTTCTTTCTTCTTCTTGCCTTCGTTTTTCTTCTTGTCGGCGCAACCATTCTTCTGCTTCTTTGCGGTCTCTCGCACCTTCGTCTACGAGGTGGCGCATTTCTTTCGGTAACATTAACTTAGCGAGCCAATCGCTAATTTTGCCCGTTTTTTCGTCAATTTTACGAATGGCGTAGCCGAGACCCAGCACGATTGCGCCGATTGCCAATAAAATCGGGTTTACTACGCCCGCAATGCCCGCCCCGATAACCTTAATAATATCCCACAACTTGCTGAGCCCGCCCGCCAAGTTTTTGAGCCAATCAAGTATCTTAATTGAAGCCAACACTTTGAGCCCGTCGCCAAACCATTTAAACGCATTGCCCAAAGCGCCCAAAGTAGCAAGCAGCATTCCTAAGGCAACAACGAGCATTAAGATATGGCTGACAAGTTTTGAAAGCGTCGGGTGTTGCTCTCCAAACTCTTTGATTTTTGCATTCAACTTGGCGAGAGCCTCGGCAATCTTTTCAATCGTCGGGGCAATATCCGCCACCCTATCCGAAAAGTGCGCTTTCAGCGACGCCCCCAATGTGCTCAAAGCGTCTTTCATTCGGTCAATCTTGTTTGCTGTTTCGTCGCTAACCGTCACGCCCAACTCACGATACTTTTGGATTAGGTTATCCAATTCCTGTGCGCCCTCACGCAAAATCGGTAGGAGAGTGTAGGCTCGGCGACCAAACAGGTCAAACATAATTGCTGCTTGTTGGGCTTGGTCAGGGATTTTGGCGACTTCTTTCAGCAACAACACGAATTGCTCTAACGGGTCATTGGTCTGAGATTGAATAGTTTGACCGAGCGCTGCCATTAAAGCGGTCAATTGGCTAACCTTGTTTCCTTTCTCGGCGACCGCTGCGGCTGCTTGCTGGAAGGCTACCTGCATGCGCATAATGAAAAATGGGAGCATTTCGGCGTGGATTTCCAAGTCTTCAAGCATGGCACGGTAGACGGAGTATTTTTCAACGATTGTGCCGATTTGAAGGGCTTCCTCACGAAGTTGATTTGCGTGGCGTGCGCCTACAACTGCAAGGGCGGTAATCGTGCCCGAAACGACAGCGCCTATCTTAGCCAAAGAGTTAAGGGCTGCTTCGTTTTGCTGAAAGAATTGGGTTAAGCGCCCAAAAACCGTTTGGGCGTGCTGGGTAAGACCCTCAAGTTGCTGCTTGACTTCGTTTACCGCCTGCGAGACATTTTCCTGTGCTCGGATTAGGATTTCTACGGTTGCTTCTGCCATGCTTGCTCACCAAAGTCACTTGCGGTTAGAAGAAACCTTCCGCTTCCTTTATCAATTCCTGTAAGTTAAGCAAAATTAACTCGGTCTGGGCAAGATTGAGATTGAGGAAGTCGTCTATGGAGTTGACGACCCGATATTTGGCAAGCAGGATAAAGATTTTGGTGACGGAAGTGCCCCCCAACCCGACTTCGGATTGAGGGGCGTTGACCTTATGCTTGCTGAAAGAAGCCTAAGGCTGGGCGCTCCAGCCATTCTTCAAAGGTGATTTGCTCCTTCGTCTTTAAGGTGTGAATTTTCCAATCAAGCCACGCAACGGCTTCAATTCGCTTGGCGGGTGGCAACTCGTCAAGGCTTTCAAGCCCCACACCATAGCGCTCACAGAATTCAATCAAGTCTTTCCAACGGAGCAACTTGAAGTCGTCGTCGCTCCATTTGCCCGCCAAAGTCATGACTTCCTCAGTCATTTGCGGTCACCTCGGCAATCTAAGACTTTGAGAATGTCGTGCCAACGCTCACGCACCATAGGCTCGGCGACGCCAATCCCCGTTTTGACCAACTTCCAGAAATCCCGCTCACGCAGCCCCACACGCTGACAGAATTCGTCTACGCCTTCCTTCATGGCGGCAATGTAAAGCATTTCACGCTCATAGCGTGTCAACATATCGGCTCACCTACACTACTAATCAATGGAAATGTCGGCAGCACTACCTTGCAAAGTGAGCGTCATAACCCACAAATCAGACCCGCCCGAAACGGGCACTCGGCGGGTAGCAATGTGGAAGTCGTTTAAGGTTAAGGTTTTGTTGTTGGGCAACGAAACTGTAATATCTACTGGTGCTGGGGCGTCGGCTGCAAAGTGTGGCGTGAATGGCAGAAAGATTTCGCAGGTGAATTCGCACTCGGCGACGCCATATGCTGCAAGGTTGGGCAACCGCTTTTCATTGGTGTTTTTGGCAGAAAAGTCGGCGGTCACATGTGGGTTTCGGCGCACTCGGAGTTGGAAGCGGCTAACCTGATAGTTGTTGCCTGCAACGCTGACTACGGCGTCGTGCCACAAGACGATATTGCCGCTAAGGGTTTGAATTGTAGGCGCTGTAGCGATAAGGCTTGGCTTCATTGCCCGCAGGGAAACCGTAGCCCGCAGAGGCTCTCCGACCCGACCTTCAAGTGAAACTTCGTCTACAAGGCAGCCCAACGCCTTGACGATATAGTCGTTTGGCGACCCCGCCACGACGCTGAGGGAAATGTCATTCTTAATGAGGCTCTCTAAAGTCTCCAAGTGGCTGTCAACGACGGCGAATTCGGCGCTAACTGTGGCTTCAACAATGGAGTGATAGAAGAAGACGCCGCCAACGGCTTCAACTCGGCGCACATTCTCGTTAATGTTGATTTCGCCGCCACTAACCTTTCCGATTTGTTGCCAGTCGCCAGTGGGCTCTTGCCCTTTGGTCGTTTCAACCTTAAATGCGAAAATGTCTAAGGTATGAGTTTTCATTTTGCTATCACCCCTAACACTTGCTACGGCAGCATTGTGACCGCCCGAAGGTTAACTCGGGCGACATGAATGTTGGGCACGGCTTCTTCAATCAAGTAATCTACGCTGACGACATAAAGCCCGACGGGTTGCCCCGTTGTGAGGTCGTAAGGTGGCGTGGGCGCATTCAAAACTGCGTTGACTACCGCTGCGGTTAGGCTGTTTTTGTCTTCAACCGTGCGGGCAACGACATAGACTTCAATGTTGTCGGTCTCACGGTAAATGAATTGGTGACTTTCGGGCACTAATTCGCTGCTAACGAGGGCGATTAGAATGAAAGGCTTAGTTATGCGGGTTAAGTCGGTGTCACGGAGCAAGCCCACGCCAATGTCAACCTTGCGACCGCCCGCAACGCTATTGAAGACTAAATCCCTAACCTTTTGGGCAACTTCAAACGCCGCTAACTGCTTCATTGCACAACACCCCGCTTGAATGCTTCGGCTAACTTGGCGATTTGATTTCGCAGCCACTCGGCTGCGGGCTTCATGAAAGGTTTGCGGATAATGTCGCCGACTTTCTCCCAAGTCGCTGATTTGCCCGAGCGACCTTGCTCAACTCGTTTAGCGAAAACCCAGCCTATGCTACGCAGGTAAAACCGTAACGCTCGGGCGTTTACAGGCACGATTATGCGCCTATGACCGAATTCCACATACTTGGCGTATTCGACATTCGTGTAAACCCGCCCCGTTAAGCCTGAGACTTCGAAGTTGATACTTGCCCGCAGCCTACCCGTGTCTACGGGAGCGTGCTTCTTTGCCTCTCCCGAAGTGTGGGCGACCAACTTAGCGAATGTGTTGTGAATTTCGTCACGCCCCCGCTTTAGTTTGCTAATCGTCTCGTTGACGCCTCTGACATTGACGCTAACCTTAAGCGCCACTGGCTTCACCTCTCAGGTAAAGTCTGCTAAATGTCGGGTAAGTCTCGAGTTTGACAATTTGATAGCGCTTGTAGTTGATTTCCAGAATGTCGTCGGTTTGGAAACTAAAGTCGCCGAAGACGAAGTAAACGGCGTCTATCGTGCCGAAGGCTGAGTGCATTAAAGATTGCTTGCCCGCCGATGGCGTTACGAGGTAGCCCACGACCGTGCCAGCCAAAACTTCGGTAACGCTAACTGTGCCGTCGTCGCTTTCTTCAATTCGCTTGCGCCAAACGACGGCGGGCACACGAAGGCTTAGCCTCGCCATGCCGAAATCACCTGCCTCGCAATTGGCGGGAGTTGATTGAAGTCAACACGCACTTCGGATTGAATACTGTCGACTATGTCGGCGTTTAACAGCCAAACTGCGATATGGGCTAAGGCAAGGGCAATGTCTTCGGGAATAGTGCTGTCAAAGCCCGCTGAGTATTCCACGACGGCTTCACCGCAGTAGGGATAAGCTAAGATTATGAGCCCGAAAGGTTGCGCCTTTAGGATATCGAGGGCGACGCCTTCGGGTAGGGCGGTAATGCTGCTAACCTCGTTGACTGGGTGAGCGGAAGTTAAGCCCCGCCCATTACTGAAGGTGACGACCTCGGTTATGTTGCGGCTTTCGAGCGGCACGCCAGTTAGGCTCTCCCAAATCCGCTCGGCAGCGCCAAGCAACATTACCGCCCTATCCTTCGTCTCCGAGCCCCATTGCGCTTCAATCAGGTTTAGAATTTGAGTTTGTGCCGTAGCATTCATTGCAGCTTCACCTCACGCTTCATTCGCTCAACTAAGTCTTCAAATTCGTCAAACCCGTCGCTAACTTGCGCCTTGAATTCCTCGTAAACCTCTTTGGGCGCAACGCAAAGGTAGACATTGACCTCAACGGCGTTGGAAACCACAAACTGGCGGGCTAAGAGCACGAAGGTTGGCTCGGGCAATTTGACGGCGTTGTTGACCGAGTAGAAGCAAAAGAAGGTGTGACCCATTGTGGTGAGCAAATGCTTGACCCCCGCTGGCGGAAACGGTCGCTTGGCGATAACGCAGTTGAGAATGTGCACCTTAGCGTTGACGGCGTAAAGGTTGAAGTTGAGCAACATTGCTTGCTTGATTGAGCCCTTGAAGACTAAGTCGGCGACGGCTCGGAGCACTTCGTCTTTGTTGCCCTTTATCTTGCCAACGAGATACTTGAAGTAGGTTTTGACGCTCATTGTGCCTCACCACACTCACTTGCTACCCGCCCGAAATATACAACCCTACCTAAGATTTGTCAAACTCAAAAAATGTTTCTTTTTAAAAACTACCCCAAGTCGCAAGGTCTTGGTCATGACCAAGCCTATAGACTTAAGAGAGGTTTTTGGGAAAAGGGCATTTTATCTCCCTGACACGCCTTAGATAAGGTTGTAGATTTCAGGGCGGGCGGTTAAATCCCACAACGCCTTGACGCAAACCCCTTGATTAGCGATTGTCACGGAAATTCTCAGAAGGTCTTGCCACAAAAGAAATTGTCATTCTACTCCAAAAATCTCCTTAAACCCTTGCCGAAAGTTAGATATGACAATTTATTTCTCTGAGAAACTGTCAAGGGTCTTCAAAAATGCCCGAATTTTGGCGGGATTTGGCGGCAAAATTGAAATTTCAGAAGCGTTGCCGTGATTTAGTTAAGGGAAGGGATTAGCGATTAGACCGATTTACCCAAATTTCCCGATTTTCAAACAACCTCCCTAAAGAAAGGCGAAATTGTCATGACAATTTCTTCTGACTATAAGGGAGTTTTCCGAAAATCGGGCAAATCGGGTAAATCGCTCAAATCGGGTCTCCCAACCAACCTTCTTAGATTTGAGGGCGGGTCGGCGGGTCGGGTCGGAGATTGAATTTATTCGTATAAATTAAATCTCGGCAGGGATACAAAAATAAAAAGCAGGAGCGGGAGCGGGTTAGCCCCCGCACCTGCGCCTCGGCTTCTTTACGGGTTTACCTTGCTACCTTATCACTACACCAACTTAACCCTTCCTTCTCACTATAGCCCCATTTCAATTTTAGCGTCAGACCAACTTAACCGCCGAATGCTCGTCGTAGGGCACGGCGATAAAGTCAGCCCTCATAGTCGTAACGAGAATGTCGGTCTGCTTAACAATGTCACGCTGGGTTTCAACACGCAAGCCACGCCGCACGCCAAGCAGGAATGCCCTGCGGTTGAAGACCAAAGCGTGCACACTGTCGGGCACGAAGGCGCTCACAACGACGGGCTTCCCGTAAACCTTTGCCAACTCGCCAGTCAGGATAGTCGCCTGAGAGCCATACTTGTCAACCGTGCTAACCTCAGACCAACCGACCATTTCGGCAAACTTGGCGGGATTGACGACAACGACGACTTCGTTGGGGTTGACGCCCAACTTACCCATAGCAGCGCACGCTTGCTGAATGTGGCTGGCAGCGAATGTGCTAATGTCAATGGAGTGAGCGCCCTTCAAAATCCCATTCCAGACCTTAAGCAGTGGGTCTGTGCTGGCAGCGTCGCCATTCAAGATAGCATTCTCCAACGCCTCAGCAAAGGCTTGCGCCAACGCTGCTTGGAATTCGGGCATAATCGCCACAATGCTATCTTCGGTAACTTCGTCGGCGACTTCAACGCCCGCAGCCAACTTCTTAGCGTCAAGCGTCAAGCCCTGTGCCGAAGCGTTGCTGAGAGTGATTGAAGTTGCAGGCGCAACATAGACGACGCTAATGCCAGAGATAGACAGAGGGATTTTGTAGGTCTGGCTCGGCATGTCAACTTGGGGCAAAAGTTGGGCAAGGCTCGGCTGCAAGCGAATGAGTTGCAATACTCGGTTGGAGAAAGTCGTGGGAATGTAGTTAACGAGGTCGCTGCCAGTGACCGCCTTAGTCACTTCAACAAATCGGCGCTCCAACCAACCTTCGGTGGGCAAGTGGCGCAACCTGCGGATTGAAGCAAAAACCGTGTAGGCGTCGGCAAGGTCTTGCCACTTAGCGATTTGCTCGTCGGTCGCCCGCATAAGCAGGAAATTCTCAAACCTTTCCTGTGCGGTCTTGCCTTCAACTTCAATGCGGGCACGCCCGACGACGCCCTTAGACAAGACTTCTTCAACATTAGCGACCCTTTCCTCAAGCGCCTTGACCAAGCGCTCGGTCGCTACAACCTTGTCTGCAATGTTAGAAACGACATTAAGTGTCTTTTCAACTTCTTGAAGCACTTCTTTCATGCGTTAAGCACCTCCTTAATCACTTGCACAGCGCCTTTTCTAACTCTCGGCGCAATCTTTCAAGCGACTTGCGAATGTAACTAAGCGGGTTTTCCCACTCACACGCTTCAAGCAACTCCAATTCCTCAGGCGTGTAAGACTTAAACTCAGGTGGCTCTTTATCCGCCTTTTTGTAATACTTCACAATCGCCCGATAGACTTTCTCCCTATCCGCTTCGGGAATATCAACCCCGCCCCGTGCGCCTAACAGCGCTGCCATTGCTGCAACGACGCCACGCCAAATCGCATAAGGCTTCCCGTCAACAGTATCCACATGCGGGAGTTTGTAAGAGCCGAAGTTGTCTAAGGCTTCGTCGTCAGCCCAAAAGAAACGCTTAGCATATCGGCGCTGTTTCTCTTTGTCTTGCAAATCCTCGTTAGTTTCAACGCCGACATGCTTGCGCCACCTTTTCTCACTTTCGTCAGCATCCCACTCCCGCCCCAAATCCTCATAGAGCGGAAATTCTGCGTCATTGTCGGGCACAATGCCCTTCTTAACTAACTCCATGTCGCTATCGCCCTCCTTTTGAATTAACGCTTGCGGATTGGCTGGGAGTGTCACAACCGAAGTTTCAATCCACTCCCATTCCGCATATGTGTTGCCTTCAACCCGTCTCGGAATGAAGCCAATAGAAAGACCTCTAACTATGCCTTCGTCAACGAGTTGCTTAATTTCCTGCGCAAATTGCGTGGAAGCAAAAACGAATTCAACTTTAATTGCGTCGTCGGAAACTTCAATGTTGACGATTTTGCCTATTGGGCGGTTTGGGTCGTGTTGCCAAAGGAGCACAGGGTTGGCAAGGTAGTCATTAAGGTTAATGCAGCCCTTTGGGTTGACAATTTCATTGAGCCTGTCTTTGACTGCGGTCGTCGCTATGCCTGAGTAGATTTCCCCGCCGCTATCGCTCTCAATTTGTTTTGTGACTAAGTAAAGCATGTCTTTCATGCCTACCCACCAATGACACTTGCGCAAGGTGGAGGCGGCGGGAGTTGCACCCGCTTCCGACGCCAGCCACTTTGGGCTTAAGCGTCGTCAACACTGCGTCGCCCCCACCATTCGCACTTATGCTTGAAATATTGCCCGCATAGGTAATCGTCTACGCCGTCTTCGGAAGTCTCACGGAATTCGGGATAGACGACGAAGTAACGATTAGATTGGCAGGCGACGGCGGGCAAATCCGCTATTGCAGCGATTTCCTGTGCACGGTTAAGGGTTTCGTCGTCGCCCAACTCAAACAGTAGCCCAATTTCCTCGCCACAGTAGCGACACGAAAAGATTTCAATCTTCATTCCGCCATAGCCCCCTTTCAGTCAACGGGCACTATAGTGCACCTACAGTTAATAACTTCGTCGGGTTGCCCCTCAGGGTCGCATGGAAACCTAAGCCTTGCGCCCGACGGGAGCACGAAGTAGTCGTCTAAATCAACGACGACACCTTCCATGTCTCTGTGCGTTTCCCTAACTCTTTCGTCGTGGGCGGTTACCCACATTTTGCGCCTGACGCCGACAGCACGAAGGCTTTCCTCATAGCCCAAGTTAAGGGCTGCGGTCGTTTCCGTGCGGGCAATTCGCTCGGCACGCCAAGTCTCCAAATCGCCCAAAACTTCTTCAACCGCTCCAATCAAGTCGCTCCAACCGCCACCTTCC